TTTATAACAGGTGATACATGGGAAAACCATTTGATGTAAGTAAGTTTCGTAAGGAAATTACCAAATCAATCGACGGCCTATCGATTGGTTTTAATGATCCAACAGACTGGATCTCAACAGGCAACTACGCACTAAACTACCTAATCTCAGGAGACTTTAACCGTGGCATTCCGCTGGGCAAGGTAACTGTGTTTGCTGGTGACTCGGGTGCAGGTAAGAGTTATATTTGTTCAGGCAACATTGTGAAGAACGCACAAGAGCAAGGTATCTTTGTGGTGTTGATTGATTCAGAAAACGCACTGGATGAAGATTGGCTCAAAGCACTTGGTGTTGACACTAGTGATAGCAAATTACTCAAGTTGAGTATGGCCATGATTGATGATGTGGCTAAAACTATCTCCACATTCATGAGTGACTACAAGGCCCTGCCAGATGGCGAGCGTCCCAAGGTCATGTTTGTGATTGACTCCTTGGGCATGTTGTTGACGCCCACTGATGTGAACCAGTTTGATGCAGGCGAAATGAAGGGTGATCTAGGACGTAAACCCAAAGCTCTCACCGCCTTGGTGCGTAACTGTGTGAACATGTTTGGTAGTTACAACGTGGGATTGGTATGTACCAATCACACATACGCAAGCCAGGATATGTTTGACCCAGACGATAAAATTAGCGGCGGTCAAGGTTTCATTTACGCCTCATCAATTGTTGTGGCCATGAAGAAGATGAAACTGAAAGAGGACGAGGACGGCAACAAGATTACTGATGTCATGGGCATCCGTGCTGGTTGCAAAGTAATGAAAACACGCTATGCCAAACCTTTTGAAGGTGTGCAAGTTAAGATTCCTTACACAACAGGTATGAGCCCATACTCAGGTCTTACTGACTTGATTGAGAAAAAAGGCCTGCTCAAGAAAGAAGGCAACAGCCTGGTGTTCACCACAAGCCAAGGTGAAATCATCAAGAAGTTCCGCAAAGGATGGGAACGCAACGATGACAATTGTCTTGATACTGTGATGAAAGACTTCGGAAACATTAAGGAAGAGGTAAGTACCGGCGAGGAGGAAGCAGAATGAGTGAACATGTGGCAGCAGAAATTTGGAGTGAGCTCAAGCGATATGTAAACACAGTTGACCGCAATGAAGCAGCAGAAACTGTGGTTCAGATTCTAATGGATAATGATAGTGATGTGGAAGACATCCGTAACGCTTTCAAAGGCGATACAGATATCAAACGAGCACTTACAGCATATCTTGATAACGACAAAGACTACTCAGAAGACGAAGAAGACGAAGATCCTGAAGAAGAGGACCCCAACGAAGACGACTGGGAAAATTAATGTGGTATAGTCGAGTAGTTGCTAATCTTGATGCTATTCCAGATTTTATAGCACACTACGAGCGTGAAATAACTGACGCTAAAAAAGACTGCCGCATTGCTGGAATTGTTGAAAAAAACATCACAGCACTTCCTGGCATTACTGAGTTTAGATACAACCAGCTTCAAGAAATTGAAGCTGTGTTGAACTTTCTCAATATCCAACTGCGTAAGATCCGCAGAAAGCACTTCCAAAAGTATCTGGAAGGCTATGCTCGTGCGCTTACGTCACGTGATGCTGAAAAGTATGTAGATGGCGAAGATGAAGTGATTGATTATGAAACCATAATCAACGAAGTAGCATACCTACGTAATCGTTGGCTGGGTATCATGAAGGGCCTGGATACCAAACAGTGGCAAATGGGGCATGTTGTACGGCTAAGAACTGCTGGCATGGAAGACATCCAGGTGTAAATACCTGCATGAAAATTGTACTTGTAACCGGCGGCTTTGATCCGCTACACTCTGGACACATTGCTTATTTTAAAGCAGCCCGCACCTTGGGCGACATGCTGATTGTGGGGCTTAATTCAGACGAATGGCTCACACGCAAAAAAGGTCGGCCATTCATGCCATGGACAGAACGATTGTGTGTTATAAACAATCTTGCCATGGTAGACGAAGTGTACACATTTGACGATGCTGATGACTCGGCTAAAGAATTTATTAAACAAGTTCGAGCACACTACCCTGACGCAACGTTGGTATTTGCCAATGGTGGTGATCGTACTAACAAAAACATTCCCGAAATGGATGTGGTAGATGCCAATTTAGAATTTGTGTTTGGCATAGGTGGCGAAGACAAAAAGAATAGCAGTTCATGGATTCTCGAAGAGTGGAAAAAGCCCAAGACATCACGTGCCTGGGGGTACTATCGTGTGCTACACGAAGTTGGCACCAACACCAAACTTAAAGAACTTACTGTTGCCCCTAAGACCTGTCTAAGCATGCAACGACATGACAAACGATCAGAGTTTTGGTTTGTGGCCGAAGGTGAAGCCACTGTGTACACATTAGATTCCAGCACAGACCGAGATGTCAAAGATCACCTGACTGTGCATGAATCTACTTGGATCAATCGCAATGAATGGCACCAACTGTGTAACGAAACAGATCGCCCACTCAAACTAATTGAAATACAGTTTGGTGAAGATTGTGTGGAAGAGGACATTGAACGCAAATGAAACCAATTCCAATTTTTGTAGGATATGATCCACGCGAGGCCATTGCATATCATACCTGTGTAAATTCAATCATTCGCAACAGCAGCCAACCAGTGGCCATTGTGCCAGTGGCACTGAACTTGTTTCGAGACTATAGTGAAACACACACAGACGGCAGCAATCACTTTATCTACACACGATTCCTTGTGCCACATCTCATGCAATACGAAGGCTGGGCAATATTCATTGACGGCGACATGATTGTACGCGGAGATATTGCGGAACTTTGGGAACTGCGAGATTCTTACAAGGATGTTATGGTAGTCAAGCACGATTACAAAACACGTATGACCGAAAAGTATCTTGGCGCCAAGAACGAAGATTATCCACGCAAGAACTGGTCAAGTGTGATACTGTGGAATTGTAACAGTCATCCCAATAGAAAACTCACATCTGAATTTGTGCAAAAAGCTACGGGCGCTGAACTACATCGCTTTTCATGGTTACTTGATGAACGCATTGGTGAACTACCACCAGAATGGAATTGGTTGCCCGATGAATACGGGCCAAACCCCGACGCCAAGCTCTTGCATTATACCTTGGGCACTCCATGCTTTCACGAGTTTGCTGATACGCCACAAGGCAACGAGTGGCATCGAGAACGCATGCTCACTGATTATTGTCAACAAAGGTTGCCAGAATGACAGATTGGGAACAAGAAGACGAATCAACATATATTCTGCCACCGCTGTCTGATCCACATGTGTTAGATCAAACAGTCCCTGAGATTCAAGAAATATTTAAAAACATATTGAAATATCGTGTGGACCCCGAGGGTGTGTATTATGGTATTACTCTAGAAAAGTTGCAACAACAATTGGCGGCTGTACCAGTCAATCAGATTGTGGCACTGGATAGTGAATACAGATACGAAAGAAAAGGTCACATGTACGATCCACTATTGCAAAGTTTTGTCCAAGGCACAGGTGGACAAATTTCAACCTGGGAAAAAGAACAAAACAACAAGACTCCGGCAGTGTTGCGTGGTATTACCAAGCGCAAACAAATGGAAGGGTGCCGCACCGCAGGTAGAGATTTTTATTACATGGATACAGGATACTTTGGCAACGGCAAACGCAAACTGTATCACAGGATTACCAAAAACGATGTGCAAAATTTTGGTCCTATTATAGATAGACCTGGTGACAGATTGGCACGCACCGGAGTCGGCCTAACAAAATTTAGACCAGGAACCAACGTCTTGTTGGCACCGCCCAGTCAAAAACTTTTAAACCTATATGATATCAATCTTGAAGAATGGTTGCAACAAACACAAGATGAAATAAAAAAACATACTGATCGTCCAATCGTGGTTCGTCTCAAGCAAGGACGATCAACTAGGGTAAATGACGATACCATGGAAATGGCTCTAGCACAAGATGTGCATTGTTTGGTCACATTTTCCAGCATTGCAGCAGGCGAGGCGTTGTTGCTGGGCAAACCAGCCATCACACTAGGACCTAATGCAGCCGCTGCATTATGCAGTCAATCATTATCAGAAATTGAAAATCCAAAAATACCCACACTGGACGAAGTTGCAGCCTGGGCAAGACATATTGCCTATTGCCAGTTTACTGAAGTAGAAATGCGTGACGGCACTGCCTGGCGGATTCTAAATGACCATTGATGCAGTAGTATACATTAGTTCTGTTGCCAATCCTCGCAAACATTCAAGGAAAATTGAATGCTTGGAAAGTTTTGCTGCCGGAGTTAAAAACTCAGGCGGCAATGTGGTAGTAGAGTGGGATCACAAATACACACCCAGTAGATTGGCTGTGATGTTGGGATGGGCAACCACCAATACTGGCGGTCCAAATATAGCCTTACGTAAACAAATCATTGCTGAACAGCAACGTCAAGGGTTGAAAACAATGTGCATTGATGCCAGTTGTTGGAAATATCTGGATGATCAAGGAACTTATTTGAGATACAGCATCGGCGGCCCATTTTATGATCGTGCAGAGTATGCCAATGGTAATAGTGATGCTACCAAGTGGAATGAAATTCGTAACACTATCAATGTGCCACTGATTGAAGCGCCAGTTGTCAAACCCAATGGCCATGTATTGATCTGCATGCAGAGAGACGGCGGATTTGCAATGAAAACATTGGATCCCATTCGATGGCTAGAAAACAAAATTACGCTGATCAAAGAATA